ACCTGTAGTATAGCAAACTGAACGCAAAGGTCAACAACTTTTTTCACTTTTCTTCATTGTATTTGTTTATCGTTAATAACGGAAGGATAGACATCATTGATTCTACCTCATCCCAATAATACTCGACGCATTCCTCTCGCGTGATGGTGTAATACTCACACACCCAAGTGATCGCGTCTGCGTAGGGGTCTTTATCGTTCATAATCAAAGTCCATTAGTCACGGCAATCTTCTCAAACTTGCGACCTTTCTTGTCGAACTTCAGTGGTTTCTTGTAGATGATGAAACCGTCTGGGTTGCCCTCTGGATAGTACGCAACGAGTTTGCCCGTCTTTTTATTCACATAGTACATGTTCTCTGGATAACGGAATCCATCAAGGGTTCCAGTAACTTCTTTCAATTGCTCAATCATGACCATACCTGCTTATCTAAATCTCTACCACTCTTGCTCACCACTACAAACTGATGAACTCCAATACAACGATCAACCCACTGGGGCAGAATACAAACTTGATCTGCCGTGGTGTGGGCAATCATAGGGAAAATGTCGTCAAAGAAAAACATCGTGTGACGAACCTGCTTTGGCGGTTTGTGCCACAGTTTAACTAATCCGCTTGTCTGTATCATTACCAACCCTTAAACAAATCGCCTTTGATGGCGAGGTAACCAATCGCGGCAACAAGAACACCGCCCAACAAAATCACATCAAGATAATTCGCTGTGTAACCCATAAAAAACCCCTCTCAATCAATATGGTTATAATACCACACTGGTTGGAGGGGTCAAGAACTTTTTGGTCTAATAGACTAAAGTCTAACAACCATCTGTTTTTGCTTCCAAGAAATCTAACTCTGATTGAAGGTCTTCAACCGTATCGATGTTATTATAAATGCTTGAGTCCCAATCCATCACTGAAACTTCTGTACCGTCTTCTTTTACAAAGATCAAATCTTTGACATACGAGAATGAGCATCCATTAAGAAAATACAAAAAACTCATCATAATTTCATCAAGGGTTTCTGCTTCAACTGTGTGTTCTACAGTCGAGGTCTGACCGTACAAGTCAGTGTACTCTCGACGGAATGTGTACTTATCAACCATTCAAAATCACCTCTTCAACTAACTCAACATACATCGAACCATGAGTTTCCTCGATGATCTCTTTCATTTCTTCAATAGACTTGCCGCTATTCATCAACTCAATAATGTCCTCTTGGACATCAAATACTTTATTCCCCATCGCGCTCATCGATCATATCTCCTAACATTTTACGACCTTTGCCAGATTTAATATTACCATCTTTATCGAAATGAATCAACCCCTGTCCTTCAAGTTGTGATAAGGTGAGTACGGTTGCGACTTCCACACCTTCTTTGATTCCTGCTTGATACGAAAAGTATACGCATGCAGAGATGGTGGCAAGAAAAATGATTGCCCATTCGATTGGCATTATGCCTCTCCTTTTTGTGGGTGAATAATTATTTAGTAATTTATGTTTAAAAATGTGCTAATGGCACATCTAGGAAAATCATTATCCAATAATTTAATTTCTTTTACTTCATGGAGATAAAAAGAAGGAAATAACACCATTCTATTATTTTTTACTTCAACCTCTTCGACCGAACCATCCTCAAAATGAAAAAAGAACTCGCCCCCCTCAAAGTTTTTTGGTTCTTTATGAATCCACAAAATACATGTGTATATTGCTTGATCACAGTGTTTAGCATAATAATCCCCATCTGAATAAATGGAAAGTAACTGACCGTCCAAAAATAAATTATCAGGAATGAAATGAGAAAAAATTGGATTATAATTTCTTATTGCTTTTTGTACATCAAAAGAAAAAATTTTCCTTAAATTTTTTACGATGAAAGAATGATCACTAAGAAAGTCTAGGTTGTAAAATTTATACAAGAAAATGCCACTATTTGATTTTAAAATTTTACCATTTATATCGTAAGCAGGACTTGTTTCTTGAGGCGGTCTTGCAAATTTTTGTAAATAATTTATTTCATCATATACATCATTAAGTTCTTCTTCTTGAACTACATCATCAAAAACCAAAAATGGGTATTTGCATTCGGGAGTTAACATTTCCATTATATTTTTCCTTTAAATGTTTCCATTTTCATACCGACAATATTGGGTGCTTCAATCACACGCATTGGTACTGTGTCTGGCACTACGAATACAAACTTTACATTTGGATTCTTTCGTGCGAACCACTCAAGATACCGAATGCGGTGATAGTTGTCGTCTTGCGTAGCATGTGTCTCTGGTCCATAGTTCTCTGTATTCTTATAGACGTTATCAGTTGAGATGTCTCCCTTCAAAACAAAATCGATACCGACCAAATATAAAATGTCGAAACCGCGTCTGATAGCAGTATCCATAGCAACCATACCTGCGTTGTTACGCCTACGCATTGGACTGTATTCTAGCGGTTCGTAGTGCATATCTTCTGGCGGTACAATAATCACACCATTACCAAATGCTCCTTCAGCATTACGAACCTCTTGTACCATACCTTGATCAATCGATACAAGGTAGTCCCACTTGTCAAAGTCTCGATACAAAGCATTGCAACCATAGATCGGTGCTTTGCCTACCAACTGATTTAAATCAATCTCAGTTCGACTCTTACCATTACCGACGATGAATGCGACTTTGCTCACTTAACTCATCCTCCAACTCATCCCAATCTTCATTCTCAATCACATCCATTAAATGCGTTTTATAATTGTGCCGAGACTCTTTTTTAATCCGCTTTTGACGGATCTCTTCAGACTCTTCGGCATGTTCTCTAAAAGACTTTTTGATCTTACCCATATTAAACTCTTATCGTATTTAAAACCAATCCTTCGCTAAGTTTGGAAATGCTTCCGCCACCAACTTGCGAGTTACCCCCTTGTAAGGTAGTTTGCGTTCCTTCATCCCCAACAGAATCTTTACTTCCGCAGGATTCACTGACTCCAACAACTGAATGAATAATGACTCACGCTTGAGTTGTTTGAGATTGCGCTGTGTCTCAGTATCGCCCTTGACAAACAGATAAAACTGTCGTGACGCATACTGCAATGTAATCTCTGCGTCTGCATCGTTAGGCAATGGTGTGTATGGTGGTGTGCCTTCTGGCAGTAACCATTCCACTCGTGGATCATATGTCAGTCCAAGAATCTGCTTGAGAACTGGACTGCTGTTGTTTTTGAGAATCTGAAGTTTCTCTTTCTTAGTCTTTGCCTCTTCTACCTTTTTAAAGATAGAATCAAAGGTTTGTGTAGACATTTAAAAATCACCTATACATTCGGTTAATAATTTCAATCGGTTTTTTATAAAATAATTTAATAGTCCTTTACGATCTGGTAACTCATACTCATCGTACTGTCGATTGACTTCAGCACGAATGTTGTCTGGTACACAGTCAAGATCTACTAACTGCTCGTTACGCTTATAGTTACGCAACATCTCTTCGTTACAGAAATCCTTTGGTTCTTGATCAACCCAGATGTTGAGTTTCTTAGATGCCAGTGGTTTCTGTCGCTCTTTGGCAACGATACAAGAATCGTTGGATAGGAAGTTTGGAATGCCATCTCCACGATCACCCTTCATGATATGCTCTCGTAAGAACCTGCGGGGATCAACAACCTTCACCCATCGCTTCGTCACTGGACTAAACTGATCCACATTAGCATACTTCTGAAGTTGCCCAAAGTCTTTGTCACCAGAGAGAATGAGAATCTTCTCGTTGGTATCGTTATTGAGATACACACCGAATCGATTGGTCAATGTACCAATCACATCATCTGCTTCTGCACGAGAAACTTGAATCACTCGATATGGGAAGTTGTCTTTGATCTCACCCTTCACTTTATTAAGGCACTCAAAGATCATCTGCCAATCGAGGTCTGACTTCTCTCGATCTTCTTTGCGGTGTGCTTTGTAATACGGAAAGACATCCTTACGCCAGTAGTTCTTATCATCTGCACAGATCACTAACTCGCCATACTCTTTAAATTTCTGGCGATACAAGCGAATGCTATTCAGCACCATGTGTCTGATAAGGTCTTCTTGTAAGTCTGCTTTTCCCCCTTGTATTTGAATCATCAAGTTTGCAATCATCACTTGATTCAAGTCTAACAAAATCATTGTGTTTTCTCACACTTTATCTAATCTACACTATATAGTCTCATAGATTAGTCTCTGTGTCAACCCCCCAGATCTTATTGATGTCAGGATAGAACACCCCGTGTGAACGCTTAGGATTTCCCTCAGAGTCATATGCCATGACTTTGCACACATATCCCATTTGGTTCTGTTGGAACTCTCCATAGAACATGTCTAACCAAATACCATTGTCAAGATAGTTCTGCATATTACGCGCATAGTTCTCGCACTGAATAGACTTGGCAAGCGCACCTTTGACACCTTGGCGATCTTCACGCTTATACTTCGCGGCAAGTTCGCGCTGAGTCTTAATCCACTTTCTGACATTCTGCATCGACAGAGTATCTTCTGGATCGAGAGCAAGCACATTTGGTGCGATGTTTTTGTACTGAGGGGGATTAGCAAGTAAGCGTTTTTCTCGTGCTTTAGCGAGACGCTCTGATGCTGCTTTTTTCTGTTCGTCAGTCATCTGACGCTTCTTACGATATTTCTTGACTGCCATGTGGCACTCCTTTCAATCAATCAGACTACATCATAAAATAAAAAAGGGGGTCTGTCAACCCCCTCTGATTAAGTTTTTATCTTTAATGTCTCTTTTTTTGGTTCAAGTGCTTGTAGAAGTCCTGTCCATTCTGCTGCCCGTAGATCCCAATTATAGAAGTTGTCGATATAGTTCTTTTGGAACATCAACTTCTTCTGGTTGTCTTCGTCACGATGTCTGCCGATTGCTTGGTGCAACCAGTTTGCAAAAACATTCGCGTGATGGTTCATGTCTTCACTGTACTGATACATACTTGCAAACCCTGCGGTTGTCTCTGGCAGTGCGGCAAGGTTTGGACATACTACTTCACATCCTGCGCTCATTGCTTCGATGACAGAGATACACGATGTCTCTTGCCAGATGTTTGGATACGCATAGATGTGTGCTTGCTGTAATGCTTCGCGTACAACCTCGTTTGGTTGGAATCCATGATAGGTCATGTTAGGATGCTGTCGTGCCATCTCAAACAGATCGAGATACGGTTCGTCTCTCTCTTGCCAACCATATGCCGCAAACGATGAATAGATGTCTAGATGAATCGCATCACCATGATGCTTTGCCAACTCTGCCATCACAGGCACAAGAATCTGTAATCCACGATGCGGAGTTGTATGGTAGATCAAACGAATCTGATCATCTGACTTCTTGACATAAGGAATCGGATCAATCGCATTCTTCAGTACAATAGACTCATGGTATGGAACACCAAGTCCCATGTTGTATGTTCCCAACTGCCAATTAGATACGAACACCAATCGAGCAAATCGAGCACGAGACTCAGGGTCTTTTAGATGCTGTGCTTCTGGATCTGCCCACAGATCGTGCAACCATAGAATGTTTGGTTTGTCGGATGATACCTCGCGCACACGCGACTTGATGATATTGAACTGCTCAAGCAACCCATTATCGACTCGCTCGTACAGTGCCTTGTTCATCAACTCTGTACCGCCTTGTGCTTTGTTCCAAGTGCCATCAGAGTTCATTGCCGACTGAACTTCGTCGTCTTGAATGTCTTCTAAACTCATACTTTAAACTCTTTCACTGAATCGATGCGGAATGAACGCCAACCTTTATTAACCACATCATATGCGGCAATGACATCTTCACGACCATTGACTGCCGCACGAGGGCGATGTTCTTCTGGCATGAACTCTGTGTTAGAAGTACAGTGCAGTGTACGCTCTTCACCGTTTAGTTTTGTAAATACTACTGTACATACGCCCTTGGCGACTGCCGCTTTCATCTCATCTTTTGTCATTAGAAACTCTCTGTTAATCCACTATCACTATC